AGTTGAAATTCATGCCGTGCACCTTGAAGCGGTAGCCGGCCGTGTTCTGATTGCTGAACTTGAGCTGGATGCGCTTGCCGCGCAGCGCCAGCGGGATGCGCACTTCTTCCTGCTGCGTGCCGCCACCCCAGCTGGCGTTTCCCCAGATGAAGTCGTCCCAAAGCGTTGATCCGGGGTCTAGGTCGACCTGTTGGGCAACCCCTTCGCCAAGATCAGAGTCGGTACGCGCCGTCACATTCATCATGAATGCGCCGGTTTTCTCGACGAGCAGCTTGACGTAACGGAAGTCCTTTTCGGAGTTTTCGTCTCCCGGTACGCCGCTGAACTCTTTCGTCCAGAAGTAGCAGTCAATCGCGCTGCCGTCGTCGGTGTAGACGCCAGCTTCCAGCTGGTAGACGAATCCGGTAGCCGAGCTACTGCCGTAGTACAGCTTTCCGTCGTAGACGGTGAACTGCGCAGCGTTGATGCCGTCGAGAGGCGACCACGCGGCGTCTTGGCGCTTGGCGAGATTCGACCGCGAGAAATCGAAGACGTACACGCGATTGTTCGCCGTGACGCCCGAGCCGTAAGGAACCGAGATATACGCCTTGCCCTTGAAGACCAGCGCGCTGATCTGACCGAGAGCGGCCTCAGCCACCTGGAACATGTCAGGCTCGATCCGGTCGCTCTTGCGGTCGCTGCCAGCGGTCGCGAGGTCGAGCACGGTCGCTTCTGGATCTATGCTCGACCCGCTGAGCGCGGCAAACCCGGCGAACTTGGTGTTCGCGACGACCGGGTACATCAGCTTGTTGTCGTAGAGAAACGCGCCGAACGGCGACCGGCTGCCGAACTCGTTGCGCACGCGGATGACCCGCCATTCGGTCGGATCGGTCGACGGCATGTAGTTCAGGTAGGTGTCGCGCGCGCCGCGTACCACGATGCCGTTGTCGTAGACATCGAGGCCCTTGCAGATGTCGCCGGTCGCATCGCCCACGCGGATGAAGTTGGTCGCCTTGACCGTGTAGGGCTCGAAGAGCTCCGTGTACCAAATAAACCCGGGGTTTTGGACGTCGTCCATGAACAGTCGGTTGTCGTGGTAGACGCACACGCTGTACTTCGGCGGCTCGCCGTTGTCAGTTGGCGCAGCTGCGCCAGCAGGGAAATTGGTGTCTGAGAAAGTCGTCGTCGTATTGTCGCTGATCGTCGCGATGCGCTCGTAGGAACCGGCCGTGCCCGAGGCTCGGTAGAGTCGCCGCGCGCTGACGCCGTGGCTGGTCGGTGCCACCGGAATGCCGGTGATCTCGACCGAGCCGTTGAGGCCGACCGCGAGCCCGGTCGACGCGCTGCTCACGTCGCCCTCGGCCGACTGCGCGTTGACGTAGCTCACCTTGTAGAGGTAGGTGGCCGCCGCGAAGGTGCCGCCGGTAGCCGAGACAACCCCCGAAAAGCCGCTCAGCGAGGGCACCGGCACGCCGTGCCGCGTGAACGCGGTCCCGTTGTACTTGTACGGGGTAACGCCGCCGTTACCGATGAACATGTGGTTTTCGTACTGGGCGGTACCGACGCGAGAGCCGGCCGTGAATACGCTTTGAGCGCTGGCGATCGTCGAGAAGGACGTGCCGGCAAGGCCCCAAGCGGTGCCGCCAGCGAAGACAACCATGGTTTCGCTGCCGGACGAGTCGCGGCGCGTGTAGACGCCGTCGAAAGCGAAGGAACCGACCGCTGCCGTGTTCAGCTTGGTGCTACCGGCGCGCGTTTCGACCGCGCCATTCGTAAAAACGACGTTGAGACACGACGGCGACTCGTTGTCTGGGATCAGCGAGCGCTCATACTTCGTGTTCAGCCCGCCATCGAGCGCCACGCGGCCCCTGGGCGGGTATGTCACGTCGTACTTCGCGGTCATCCGATCACCAGCTGGTCGAATTCGCGCTCTTCGTCGCGCACGAAGCTGAAGCCGTCGCCCGTCATCATGCGGCGCTCGTATTTCTTGGCGTCGCGGACTTTTTTGTCCCAGTTTTCCTTGTGCATCACTGCACCCTGGTAGTTTTTGTCGGTGACGCACATGCGGTAGAGCACGTACTCGGCTAAGTCGAGGTGGTAGCGGCTCGGCGTGTCGAGCGTCGCGCTGTTCGAGGTCTTCTCGGACGGCTGGACGAAGGCATAGACCTTGATCGTCAGGCCGCTTGAGACTGGGATCGGGCCGAAGATGACCGTTTCGTCCCAGATTGCGTAGATGTATGGCGTCCCGGTCGCTGCGGCCGGAGTCGCCGTAAGGTTTTGCACCTCGTCGAGCGACTTCGGCATGACGCGCACGCCGTCGTAGGTTACCCGCTTGATCGAAATGCCGAGGGTCGGGAAGGCGTATTCCTGCTGGCTCGCGACACTGGTCGTCGAGTAGGTCGCGCGGCAGCATTTTGCCTCGCGTGCGAGCTCCATCTCGGCGTCGTAGATCCAGTTACGGACCAGCGCGTCCGGGAAAAGCGGGTCGCCGACAGCGTTGTACTGCTGCCGCGCGTAGTCCATGAGGCTGGAAAGTTCCAAGGGGCTAGCTCCAGTTGGTTGAGCCGGCGGTTGCGGACGACCAGCCGCTTGCCGGACCGCTCGACGCCGTCCACGTGGGTATCGCCCGGTCTTCGGCGTCGGTCACGCGGTCGGGGAAAACGTAGGCGTAGCCCGCGGCGTCTGTCAGATACTCGGCGCCCATGTCGCCGGTCGGCGCCAGCGCGTTGCTGATGCTGATGACGAAGGCGGCCTCGGCCGTGATCGTGTCGGATAACGCGACCGACTCACCGAGCACTTTGTGCGTGTCGGTCGCGAGGTCAGCCGTGCCTTCGCCCCACGTGAACGCGTTCCACTCGTAGGCCGCCCACTTGTCGGAAGGGGCTGGCCCGAAGGTGTTTACGCTGTTCGCAATGGTGATGGAGAAGTCAGCCACGGTCCCCTCACGAGATGGTCAACTCGCAGGTAGCCGTCAGGGTGTCGCTTGCGCCCTTGTTGATCACCGCCTCGGTATCGCGGTTCAGCATGGTGCCGCCGGTCGACGAGCTGAACACGCCGTACTCGGCGATGGCGCCGGTACCGGTGCCCGCGGCGAAAGTTCCCGTAACCCTATAGATAGCGCCGCTCACGTAGGAGACGACGCCAGATACGCGGGCGAGCTCGGTGCCGAGCGCCGTGTTAGCCGCGGCCTCGGCGGTGGCATCCGTGCCGATCGCGACGTAGCGGCAGGTGAACGTCGATGCGGCGACGGCTGCGCTGTACAGGAAGCTGGCCAGGAACTCCTTGCCGTTCGTGCAGACGACGTTGGTGCCGACGCGCTCGTCCTTGATCGCGCCGTCCGGGCCGGTAAGCGTGTAACGCCAGCGGCCGACCAGCTTGGCGCCCGCCTCGTCGTCGCCGTAGACCCGGGTGACACCACTCATGCGGAAGCAGCCTCCGGGTTCTTGCGTGGACGGCCGCCCTTATTCTTCGGAACCTCGAGCGCCGCCAGCTTCGCCTTGAGCGCCTCGATCTCCTCATCCTTCTCGCGCATCTCTTTGACCTGCTCCTTGGCGTCGTCGTGCAGCAGGTGCTCGTGCTCGCGGTTGAGCGCGGCGAGCTCCTCGGTCGTCGCGACCTTCTGGCCGGTCGCGTGGCAGACAAGTGGCACCTCGGCGGGCGTTACCTTGTCGAGCGCCACGACGCGCAACCGCTTGTAGGAGGTCGGGCACTGCTGGCCCCCCGCGTTCTTGATCATCGGGAAGAACTGCCCTTCAAAGAGAAGCGCGTCCTCGAAGTCCATGTCGACGTAGCCGCCGGCATGGATCTCGATCTGCGTACCCTTGAACAGCTCCCGGTGAGGATGAACGTTGTCGTTGTAAACGCGCGCGCGGGCCATGGGTACCTCAGGTATTCCAAGTGATAAGTTTGACGGCGACGCCGCCGGAGACGACTGCGGAGCCTCGGAGCTGTACGTAGCGACTGGTGACCGCGAGCGGCGCAATGCCGCCGTTCGTCCCGACGCCCGCCGCTACGATGAGGCTTTGATACTGAACGGGCGCCGTGTTCACGCGCTCGAAGACCTGGGCGTAAGCCGAGCCGTCGTGCGAGCCGTAGACATCGAACACGACTGCCGTCGACATGGTCGGCAGCTGCACGAATACCTTGGTGAACGCATCGCCACCGGTGTCGATTTCACACGAGCTGGCGCCGGACGCTATAGTTCCGACAAAGACGCGGATCGGTCCCATGGGCTACTCCTAGCGGCCGTACACCGTGATGTAGAGCTCGTCGCCCGTCGTGAAGCCGGTAGCGCCAAGCGTTCCGGCGATGGCCGTGCCCGCGAGCCCCGAGTTCGGAAACAGCTTCGGAGCTGCCGACGCCATCGACGAGTAGCCGACCGAGAAGGCTTCGATCGTCGAGAGGCCCGTCTCGATGTTCTGCGTAGCGGCATCCGCGACGCACTTCATGATCACTGCGCGCTTGTTGCCGAACACGGTCGGCGTCTTGGTCACGGTCCAGGCCATCGCCTAGCCCTCCTAGAAAAGGATTTTGCGTTGCTCGGTCGCCGGGTTTTCGCACTGCTCGCGGACTTCGTCGCTCATCTGGAACATGCGCAGCGCTGACGCTAGCGTCATCTGACGCACGCTCCTGATGTTCCCCTCGGGGTAGCTGCCGAAACAGCCCCCCTCGGATGCGTTGATGTAGACGCCCGGCACGTGCTCCGCGAGCCAGTCGAACCACGCCTTGAAGTTGGCGTAGCTCTGCCAGGTCTTCACCTTGTTGCCAAATACGTCAGTCAGGCGGATGCACTGGCCGATGTCGGCGTCGTACTTGCTGTCCCAGCCGTGGAACTTCTCGGTGTAGCTGAAGGAGAAGTCGGCGCCCAAGAAGACGAGCGCCGAGGCTCCCAGGATACCCTTGGAGAAGTACGTGGCCGCGCCGAGCACGTTGCCGCCGGTCGAAAGGAACGTGCGGAAGCGCTCGATCTCTTCGAGTTCATTCATCAGCCGCTCGTCGGGGAGCGGGCAGTTGAAGAAATAGACCTTCCCCTGCCAGCGGGCGAGTAGCTCCGGGTCGGTGCCGATGTAGGCGATGAGAGTGCGCTCTTTGGTGAGCGCCCAATACTCGTCGGCTGACTTCGACCCGCCTTCCGAAACCTCCTCGACCGTGACCGGGCCGGCGTCCAGCGTGACGTAGTAGTCAGCTGGCGCGCCGAGGTCTTCCAAGTAGTGGAAGTTATGCAGACAGGAGACAACGGGGATGCCGGCTCGGGCGTGAAGCCCTGGCGCGTTGTGCTTCAGCGACGGGCCAGAGCCGACGACGATCACCGGGCTATACCGGTGGGCGCCGAACAGCTTGCCGACACCGTGCTCCGCGAACGACCCGAATTTCGCCTTATTCGCCTTGACGTTCTTGAGCCACGTCGGCCGCCACGATTGAACCGTGACGGCGTCGTTGCTGCAAGCCTGCCCGTAGAGGCCGCCTTGCCTCTGCGGGGGCAAGTCGAAGTAGGGCTGAAATTCGAGCCGGATTTCCCTCGTTGCTACTGTCAAAGTTGCTTCACCCGTAGCAAGAGACGAAGGCCGAGCCGCTGGTGCCCGAGGTGATCGCTTCGAGTGCGACACCGCAAGCCGGCGCGAGGTTCGCCGTCGTCAGAGAGACCGGTGCGAAGAAACCATCGGCCGCGATCTCGATGAGGCCACGTTGCGCGACGGTCGCGCTGGCGCCAGCCTTCATCTGAACCTTGGTGATGCCCTT